ATCAACTACTTATCTTTATATCACTATTACTCAGCACTCTTACAGTGGGTTTTACATGATGTTTAATCCATTGCAAGGAATAACTAAAAATCACGTTAAAATACTCAATGTGGTACATCTTGCAATAAAAATTGTGGTACACACTATGAGTAACAATTTACCTATTATTCGTTTCGTTTTTGACAGACGTAAAAAAGCAACAGTAAGTGTGGCATCTTCTGTTGAGTTAGAAATCTATTTCAGCCGCAACCAACGGCGGAGATTGAGTACAGGCGTCAAACTGTATGCCGGACAATGGGATGATAAATTACATGTTATTAACCGCACAGATGGCATCCTTATTAATGCACGTCTTACCGAAATTTACAAAAGACATAAACAGGTGTTTTATGACATGTATGCACAAGGGTTAACAGCAACCTGGGAGAATTACGAACTTTTCATCAAAGGAGAAATTAAGAAGGAAATTCCGACCTCATTCCTTTCTTACATGAAAAAGAGAATAGAAGAACGTGGACTTCGGCATTCTACCAAGGTTTCGCAAATTGTAGCCTTGGAAGCACTGGCCCGTTTTGGAAAGATTGATTCTTTCGCTTCGCTGACATCGGCCAACATCACAGCATTTGACATCTTTCTCCGGACCGAGGATTCCAAGCGTAGCCAAGCGACAATACACAATTATCACAAGCGTATCAAAATATACGTAAATGAAGTGTATGCCTTGGAATACATAGACAGAAACCCTTATGACCGATTTAATGATAAGCGTGGAAAACATAAACCACGGAAACCGCTGACCGTTGAAGAATTGAGAATTCTTCGGGAAGCAAAATTGGACGGGAAGCTTGATCGCGTACGTGACTTATTTGTATTCTGCTGCTATACTGGCCTAGCATATTGCGACATGAATACTTTTGATTATTTTAAAGATGTTGTTTCCGAAGGAGGAATGCAATATATAGATGGTGAACGAATCAAGACCGGAACAGGATTTCTTGCCCCGCTCCTGCAACCTGCCTTGCAGATATTAGAGAAGTACGATTATAAATTACCATCAATATCCGATCAAAAGTACAATGATTACCTGCATGTGATAGAAGAAAAACTGGATTTTCGGAAACCTCTGACAAGCCATATCGCCCGGCACACATTCGCTACGACAGTCTGCCTTGCAAACGATATACCTATTGCAACGTTAAGCCGAATGCTGGGGCACCGACATATAAGCACTACAGAAATATACGCTAAAGTAATGGACACATCGGTAAAACGATACGCAGAAAGATTGAATGGAATAATATAAGCCTCAACATAACAGAAGGAGTAGTCATTGAGACACTCCTTCTACAAATTCTTTTAACCGATACAGCCTGTCAATTGCTGGATTGTAGAACTGATCAGGATAATGTTGCTTAATGTCGTTGATATTAGCACGAACATATATCTTGGTGTCAGTAATATGCTCAGCCTCGCTTAAAGTTACCTCTTTGGGTAACTGTGCGCTCTCAGCCCATTTAATTAAAGCGTTCACGCTTTCCTCTTCGTAATTATAATTTGCCATAGCATTTATTTTCTATTTTTCTATAAAATCTAACTTATAGCCTAATGCATCAGCTATCTTACTCAGTAGATCGATGCCAGTACTATATCTTCCTGTCTCAATCCTGGCTATATTTCCAGGTGCGATATCCGTCAGTTCTGCGAGCTTGGCCTGCGATAGGCCTTTGGACTTTCGGATTTCAGCTATACGCTTACCGATTCGCTCTCTGTCATTCATCTCCATCCCGGTTTATATAAATATCCATATTTTGCATGAGTTCCTTATACTTCTTTACGATAGTTTCTTCTTTGATAATGAGATTCTTTAATATCTCAATGGCTTTTTCATTGCCATTAGCAGCCTCTCTTTCGAGAACTTGATAGTGAGTTAACTTTCTACCGCCATTGATGCCAGCAGAGCGAAGAATTGAAATAAAAGATGTGTGATTGATCTCTTGACCTTTGTATATGTAAGTAGTCATAATGTAGCGCCGCTTATCCGTTGCCGCCGGTTCTAATGATTTGATATACAAATATACTATTAAATTTGATAGTATACAAATATCATGCATTTATTTAATATATATTAATAAAAAGCCCCAACCGTCACCAGTCAGGGCAAACACTTATCACAGATAAGCCACTTCTACTTATTCTTCTTATAAATAAGCCATCCAAGCACAAGTATAAATAAGCCGACATATACATCCACCTTATGAAGCTGCCACCAAGAGACTTCTTTTACTTTCTCTTCCTGTACAACACGAGTATTGAGTTTGTTCTTCAAATCCGAAACCTCCTCAACAAGCCTCTGAATGGTAACTTTCAGTTCTGTTTCAGTTGTCTTATTCTCTTTCTCGTCTTTACTGGCATTTGTCTCACTCACCATAGTTGGGTATTGCTTGCCGGTGCTATCAGGAGGTGAGAGATAGACAGTTTTATTCTCAACCTTTAGATTGGATAGTTTCTCGCTTGTTTCTTTCCGCTGAGCTTCCATGTTGGCAAGTAGGGTATCCATACGAGTTTGCATTTGCTGCAATACATTGGAATAGTCAACCTGAGTATTACGGTCGGTGTTCTTAGGAGTAGCGCATCCGGCAAGCGACATCATAACAGACATTACAACAAGGCCAATAATTCCCCAGACCAATAGCCCAAGAAATTCTTTTTTCTGTTCATCGGTCAGTCTCATAACGCCTTCACTTCTTTACGATTATCTTTCCCCCGATAACTCACGTGTATCCATGAGAAATGTTTCTCATCAATCAATTGATCGAAGGGAAGACCAAGCTCCTGGATCAGACTGAACAACTTCTTATTCTCAGCCGGGCTTCCTCCGGTTATATCCGCCGCCCGTCCAGTCATGTGGTCGCTCGTAGCGGAGCCTTTCACGGCTTTATTGAGTGCCGGGCAACGGAAACCACTGTTCACCCTGATTGGCTTCCTGTATGATTCCCGCAATGGGTCTAAAATGTTATCTACTAATGCAGTCATATTGACTACATGTTCCTTCTTACAACGGTTATCAATTCCTAAACGGTCTGCCGTCTCTGATTTGCAGAGTTCGGCAATTGTAAAATACTTCATTTATAGACCTCCTTATCTTTACTCATGTATTTGAATATAGCTTTCGCAATCTCTTCCGGATCAGTCTTCTGTTTAGCAATCTCAGCCGCCAGTGCTGCCACTTGCTTCATCTCCCTGCGCTCTTTTTCTTCGGCTTTCTCATAAATAGATTTAACCTCTATAGCTGCCACTCCGAAAGCTCCCAGCAAAGTAATAAACGGGAAAATAGGTATATGGTAATCATAGTAATTATCCAGATACCAGACACCAGCCATCTGCATACAATCAACTACGACCAACGCAAGCAAAGCATTGTAATATCTCGCAACCTTATTCACTGTACGTTTCCAGCCGTCACTCGAAATCTTCTCACCACGTTGTTTAGCTTTTCTAATTCCAGCCCACAAATCGAAAGCTATAAAGAAAAGTGGCGTCAATAGGATACCGAACAGCATCCAGGCCACAATAAATAATTCATCTACTCCTTTCATTCTACACTCTATTTTAAATATTAATATTATCTTTGCAACATGACCGTTAAGGTCACATAGTAGTTTTGTTCATCCCGCCTTGCCAGTGACTGGTAGGACGGGGATCTCCGAAATCGGGAATGTAGCATTCAATACATGCCCTGCCATGAAGTCCTGTTATATAAAAGCAACTGTACCGCCCAAAATTACACAATGGACATTTGATAACAATACATGTAATTTCTATGTACCACGGACCAGCGTAGATGCATACAAAGCTGCAACAAATTGGAGCCAGTATGCATCTCGAATATATGGATATGATTTCTAAGTTTCTCCATACGTTGATAAAGGCAATATTAAACTGGCACTCTTACTCCAACCAGAAGCCGTTTTATATGTAGTGACACTGGCATCAGGTACATAGATAGCAATAGGCTTTCCTTTATTGCTATTATCCCACCAAGCGCCATCAAATGTTGGAGGTGTTGTAGCTCGGCATATCAGCCTAAAATAGAGACTGCCTAGCCTATTTATTCCGGCCCCCAAAGTGGTCAGTGTAGAAGGTAGATCAACAAGTTCTAATGCCGTATCGTATGCAATCATTTCGGAGCTTATCTCTATGTAGCCTTCAGGAACAATCAGTTTCTTTATAGCAGTATTAGACAATAGACCGCTTCTGATTGATGTAATATTATTAGGAAGAGTTATTTCCCTGAGAGATGTACAGTTTTTAAACATACCACCTCCCAGGAATGGCAAACCTGTGAAGAATCTAAATTCATTGAAAGTTTGAATCGTTGCATTTTCTGCAAAAACAGAAGAGTTCATATCTGATCGGTTACTTAACAACCTAATACTTTCCAATTCAGCCTGTGTCATCATCCCATCTCCATCTCTATCAATGGGTACTAAGTAACCTATTTTACCAGTCTCAGGATTATAATCACAATATGCGGTCGCTGATGTGAGGATTCTAAATATTTCTGGATCAGCGAAGCGGACAGCACCTTCACCGTACACAATCAGATTTAGTCGGTTAAATATTTCCCTGAGAGAATCCACAGAGTCCTGATAGTACTTAGAATGCACTATAATCTTACCATCCAGTACAGGTATTGCATCCTCACCGGCCAAACCCTCGGCCGATAAACCTTCGTAGGTTCCATCGGCTAATTTTGCCAACATATCAAGTGCATCAGCCGTATAATATTCCTCCTCGAAACCCACTGCACGAATATGTTTCAGTACATGGTTATCACCTTGTGATTGCTGTGCCTCAATGATGTCCGAAAGGAGCTTCATAGGCTTCAGCAACGGACAATTCTCTATCCAGAAGTCGGTAATATTAGGAGCGCACTGACCAATTCTCAACCCTTCCGTAGTCAAGACCGGAAAGTTCCTAAATGAGATATACTTGTTGTTTGCCGGATATTCTATTACTTCAAGCCCGCCGCCATTCGGCAGCTTGATCTGACTGATGTTTGTACCATCGGCATATATCTCACGAATGTTGATAATTGCGCTTAAATCGAGCGTTCCTTGTAACGTTGCTATATTGGATAAAAGAACCTTTTGCATGCTGCCACAATCAGCAAGGGTAAGTCCTGTGATAGAGATTATTACACTCTCTGTCTTACTGCCAAGGATAAGCTCGGTCAAGCGTCTTCCGCGTACTACCATGGTACCGGAAACGTCCTTTTTATGCCAATCTCCGATACTCAACAACCAGCTTGCCGCCTGAATAGCATTCTGCTGGTCGGCACTACCTCCGAGATCAATAGTAATCTTGCATTTTTCACCGGCTTTGGTTCTCTCACCTCGCACGATGGATGTACCATTCGCAATGGCAGGGTACATGTCGAACGCAGGAGTGATCTCATAGTCTATTAAGTCTCCAGCAGCACGAACAATGATAGTATCTGTACCGTCAGCAGAAAACAGACCGTAGCTGTACTTACTCATGATGTACATGATACGCTTTTTCATCCAAGCTGTCTCAGCCGAATAAAAGTCTCCATGAGATTGAGTGATAGGGTCGGTGTCATTCGTGTACTGTCCCTTATCATAAGCTATTTTCGCAAGTTCGTACCGCTTGGCATCAGCATTCACAAGTGTGGCAGGGAAATAGTTCTTTATTCCCAAGAAATACTTCCTGTAGAAAGCATATACCTTATCATAAGGTGTACCGGAAGACTGGCCGCAAAGACCTTCCATAGCTTTAAGCATCTTACGCATACCCGCTATTATCTCCGCGTTGAAAGCAAGTTCCAACATGTTCCAGAAAGTAGAAGTTTCGCCGTTCCAGACCGGTTGCCCGTTATCATAGGAATCATGCATCTCGCAATAATAAGGTTTACGATCCTGTCCCTGGTTATCTATCGGAAGAAGCGTATCAAGGTCATCCTGCCGCCATCTCCATTTACTACCTGCAAGACAGAAGCTATACGGATAAGTGTTTTTCGCCCGGTTATCCGTGGCGGCAAAATATTCTGTAAAGTTGTGGTGGAATACCGCGTCATCTATATCGAAGTATTCGGACACCTCAGCACGGAACTTAGCAGTACGGGCCTTAACAAATAAGGCATTGGCCTCATCACTGTTAACAGTAGCATCCAACTGCGCTTGCGTCATATATCCACCGCCTATAAGCTGTGTAACAAGATTGATCGTACCATTCCCAATATCAGACGGCATGAACTTTCCTTCTGCAGCTTCATAGTAATATAGGTTATACCGGTTCGCATCTCCAGCTTTGGCAATCCAATATTCATAGCCGGTGCCACGGTAAGTTGAAATGGCAGCATTTAATTCATCCAATGTTCCGGCAAACGGACGAATGCGGTTACTACACACATAGACTGCATTATAGGCGTCTATCCATTTCTGAATAGATAGCGGTTCTGTTTCGCTTGCATTTAGTTCGCCGGCATCAAAGTCCCAACAATTGGTATTGTTGTACTGGCAGGCTTCTTCCTCCGGATTATATGCCCAATATGGTTTATTATGGTTCCAAGGTACACGGAAAAGAGCACCTAATGGAGCATTGTCAGAACCCTCAACAGAGAGAAGTTCCGGGAAAGCCTCCGTATCATATCCGAAACAAAGGTCATCACCTTTATCCGGCCCGAACGTAAACTCGCCCATACAAGTGTATATTTCCTGACCCTCTTCATTGACAGACTTCGAAAATCCCATAAATGCCTCCTGATACACCGATATACGGATATTAGGATCAACAGCCATCGCCTCATTCTTCATGCCTATCTCTTTATACAATTCTGTATAAGCAGCAACAGCACCGGCCTTATGATCTTGCATGGAGCTTGCCCAGTTCTTCTTTGCAGTCAGACGCCCGGACTTGGGAACACTGTCGAACATCAACACTTTGTTCTTGTCAGTAGTACCGTCGGCATACATGGCGATAGAGGCTATCTTATTACCCTCAGCGTCCTTCAGCCCCTTCAGCTTGAACCGGATATTCCACTCCAGATATTTCTTTGATGAAGTTCCCTGACCTTCCACCAGCAGGTTGGTGAGCGTGAAGTTACGTTCGGGCTTATCTTTGAAGAAGACTTCCAGATTACCGGCTACCCCTGAAGGGTTATTCAGGTTCGGAAAAGGCTTGTCAACCACAAATACATTATACAACATCTTCGTGGCATTGAAATCAATATTCACTCCTTCACCATCCAGCACCTGGTTGATGCTTTTCTCAGTCTGCTTTTCATCCGTAGTTACAAGCTGGTTTATATAGTTTTTTTGCACAGCTTCGGAGGTCAACGCACTGTCATAAATGCGAAGACCATACAGATAGAGATTCGCGTAGTCATTGCCGAGTGTTATCTTGCCGGTATTGCGAAAGTAGTCATTATTCAGGTAAGCATACTGCCGGTTCTTCTTCCCATTAATATAGATGGCAATCAGGTTGAATTCAGGATTTCCATAAGCATTCGGCATCACTACAACCGTCAGACGAATGCGTACACCGTTATCAATAGGCACGTCTTGCGTGCTGCTGTCATGCATGGATTGCGAGAAGAAAGATATATTCTCACCGGATACCTTTAAACCGACACGACTGCCGTCCGACTTATCCTCTGCAATACTGATAATGTCCTTTGATGCATCGGAAGCATTCTCAACTTTGAAGTCGATTTCGATAGTCTTACCCTTGCGGGCGGCCTCAGTTATAAAAGGCTGGTAATCTATCACAGCCTTGCTGCGGGCGAAGATTTTCAAAGCCTTCACGCCGTCGTCGTCCGTCATCCAGCCGTCGTTGCCCCAGTTCAGATTGCTCCAGGTAACAGGTATCAGAGACTTATCAACCTCGTTAACCACACTCAGGTAGTTTGTCTGCGAGTTGCTGCGTGTCTTCGGATTGATGTATAGCACTGCGCCGGCCGTAGCGGAGTAACCGAGGGAGTTGTTCACGTTGAGGGTAATTGGGTCGATAAGATTGCGGCTACCGCTCATGACGGACACAACAACATCGAAATTGGCGTCGTCGTCGGTATCCACTTCCATCGGATAAGTGAGGGTATTCTTGGCGTTCGTTGCGATAGTATCATTCTCCGAGCTATACACCTCCATGCCGTCCTTCGTGATGGAAAACAGTGCATCCGTCCGAGCGGCAGAGCCGTCATAGATGGCGTAATCGAATACCTTGTTATCCTGCCAGTTCGTAAGCAGGTCGGAAACATTGTTCACGCACATCAGCTTTACCGCCTCTCCGGCAGAGATGCACATGATGTTAACCGATACTGTTTTCGTCTGGATGGTGTTGTCGGAGTTCGACAAGTAGAAGCTGACGTTGTACACGCCCGTTGCTCCGGGATGGGGCAGCGAGTAGATGTATGGCGTATCGAGATATACAGCAGTTCCAAGACTCTGGCTATAGCTCTGGTTATAATCATCACCTATAACAGTTACATGTAGCATCTTGCTGATATTACCGTTGACAATCATCGGAATAGCAATGTCTCCGGAAAAGGCCGTCCACCAGGCGAAGTTCGGGGCGCTGACACCCAGAGAAGTTAATTGAACTGTATAAGTCACAGGCGCCGTTGTTTGGTCAGTATTCTCACCCTTAATGGTAATCTTGACACTATTACTTCCGGAAGACAACCACTCGGCAATATCCTGCTTGATGGATACATTAGAAGAAATCTCCATTTGCTTCACAACGGTAAAGTCTGCGAACTTGGAGTTCTTCACCATAATGGTACACAAGCCAAGTTCTCCGGTAGGTTTATAAGGCTCATTCAGGTCGTCACGATACTGGGATACAAAGGTAAAGTCAAGAATACACTTCTCACCATATTGGGAGGCAAAACCGAGCGTAGGCATATTGTTGCGCACATAAACACTATACATCGTTCCGGCACCGCCTGCCAACTCACGGACAGTCTGTTCCAACGCAGCACCGGCGGCACCATCATACGCGGTACCTGCCGTTTCACCGATAACAATTTGTGCACCGATAAGCTCATTAATCTTGCCCACTACCTCGTTTAGCTCCTCAGCCTTAAGCACATTGCCTTTAATAAAAGTCCTATTCAAATTCTCCATACTATCCTAAATAATCATTATCCAACCTGCCGGAATCCAGAATGAAGTCCGTGCTTATCTCAACCTTTCCACCCGGTGCGGAAAGCGCGTGCATGATCAAGTTTGTTTCAAGCATACTTGTATCAGCCATATCACTTTCAATACGGCTGATACGGGCATAGGTAGTATTACCCTGCTCGTCTGTTGTACGGCTCAAAACAAACTTGATATATCCCATTAGTTGCAATTCAACTGATTAATTATCTCACGCTTCACAGCAGCTATAAGACGCGAGTTCTTCACTACAAGTTCAAGAGCCTTGCAATATCGTTCCGGAACTTCCACTTCACCTTTCGAGTAGTAGATAGTTTTCGCCAGGTCCTCAAAGCCGATATCCAGCAAGACACTGCCGTTGTACATCATTTCATTGCCGACTGTCTCGGCAGCATCGAAGGTTTGCTTTCCACCTTCGAACGAAGTCTGAGCTTCGATTTTTCTAAAATTTATTTTCATTACTATACCTGTTTAAAGTGCTTAGTTCTATTGACTTCTCCACTGTATTCTGGTCAGTATCCCATCTACAAAAAATAGGTCTCCAAACCGAAATATATTGTTATTAGGATCCCAACAATCTCGAAAACCGACGCCCGTTGTTAATCCATAATTGCCATAATCAGAACCGTAGCGGTCTTTACCATGAGTATTTATTTTCCCTTTATAGCTGATAGCTACACCATTTTCACTATCTGTGTTAATACTTAGTGCACAAGACGCCGAACCGCCAAGTGATGAGATGTTAACTGTTGCTAATGACTCACTCTGATGATCGTAATTATCTAAAATAACAGTAAATACGGCGGCTACCTGATCTGTTGCTCCCGTAGAAAGTGGCAAAGTATCTCCAATTCCAGCACTTTTTTTAGTTCCATTAAAACTAATGCCATCCTTTGTAAGAAGAAGATTATCACCTGCTATTTTAGAGCCTATTGAGGAATCTGTTATTTTAAAACCGCCTATCTCTCCATTATCAGCATTGATAGTGCCGTTAAAAATTCCATTGTTGGCTGTTATATTATTCAGTGTCAAGTTACCGTCAGTGTCCACAACGAAGGTATCATTCGCCACAATATTGCCATTAAACCTAATTTGATCTGCCGATATCGTCGCATTCGAAATCAAACGTCCCGCGTCATCCTCCGTAATGAAAGTACTGATTTCAGCACGTTTTACATAGCCGTCATACTCGGCCCTATCCGAGAACATCTGTACAAAGCCGGCCTCAGTGACAAGACCGGAGGTACTGATATTGGTGATATGTCCGCCGCTATCAAAGTTGACCTTCTTCGATAACAGCACGTTGAAATCATCCGTCGTTACCAGACCGGAAGTATCAATATTGGTTATGTTACCTTTGGAATCAAAGTGAATGCCTTCGACCAATGCAGATATAGAATCTTTCGTCACTTGAATGGCGGCAGTGTTCTGATCGGCGGTACTTTGGGCGCTTTGTGCAATGCCTAATGCGTTCAAAGCTGACTGCGCTGCGGCATAGGCGTCATTTATTCCCTGGTTGGCAAGTTCCTTGGCAGCAGCAATACCATCATCAGAATTAGTTACGGCAAGGATAATCTGATCACCAAGATTTTCAAGATATGCCGTCGTAGCAGTAGACGAAGCTTTCCAATGATCTATACTAAAGGCTACACCTTTTGCTTTGGCTGTCTTACAGACAAGAGAGTCATTCTTATACTTAACTGTACCATCAGAATATGTTGCATTTACCCACATGTCACCAACATCATATTCTTGCGAAGCAGTAGGCTGCTCCACAAACACACGCCTTTTACTATCTGCTGTATCTTGTGCTTTTGAAGCATCTTCCAGAGCCTTCAGCGTCAGGTGGTCAGTGATTTCGTTCCAGACGCCTGATTCAAACCGATATCCCTTCCCGGTAAGACGGTTATAAAACATGTCTTGGTCATGCATGGCCTTTAACTCAGCCGTCGTCCATTCCGAAGCAGGTATATTATTCTGTGTCGGAGCGTAATCAAAAAACCAAAGTGTATACTCCCTATCCGTCTGTTCCTTAACAAGGTCTACATCCGTCTGCAAGTCTTCAATGGTCTCGTCGAGATCCTTTCCGGTTGCCTGGTTAACGAACTTGGCCGTAATCTCACTCAGCACCGTATTGAAGTCAATCAGCGGTTCAGGCATCGTATAAGCCCCGTCGGCTCCGATGCCATTGTATATCCGCACATAAGGGCCTCCTGCCGTTACGCTGTCCCAGACAATTGCACCTTGACGGCTTGTATCCGTCCGGTTGCCCAACTGTACGATATTGTCTCCCACCGCAGGCACATCACTTCCGGATGCGCAATCTGTCTTGGATAAGTCGATGTAGTCATCGCCACAGCCACTCACGTAACGCCAATAAAAAGTTGTTCCGGTTTTTAAGGCAAAAGTCTCACTGATCGCCAGGTCGCCTACAGCAAAAGTGTTCCTGACTGTTCTACCCTCAGCATCGGTTGTATTAAAATAGCACCTGTAACTTTCACCTGTATCCTCCACCTTCTTACAGATAATGCCTGCGGCCGTATTGTATTGTTTGCCGCCGATATAAGTTGAACGCTGCACCTGTATCTCTTCGACATTAAGCTTCTTCCTGATGTCAACAAAATCAATATCCAGATGATAGTTTCCGTCCGCATCCTGATAGATGCCAAAACCACTACCACCGGCAGCAAAGTTTTTCGATACAATATTCTTTAGCAAGGTGATCTCTTCAAGTGTGGCAGTACCTTTTACGTTGATGCCCTCAATAAAGGTCATCAGCTTTTTCACCGTCTCAGCTATATCCCTTCGAAGATACCGGTCGTCATTATCATTTTTGCTGCCAATAAGAGCCAGTTTAAAATGTTTCTTTCCATCAGCCTCAGAGATGCTGTCGTCTTTCTCCAGCTTATAAATCGCCCCATTTTCCACCACGGAAATAATCTGCCCGGCATAAGGCACATACGCTACACTATCCGTATTACGCGCATATACAAGAGCATGCTCGTATGTATCCCATATATCTGTAGTATCAATAGGGTAATCATTCACCCTCTTGTATCGGCCTGCAAAGCTGTCCCCTTTTATCTCCATAACTAATTCATTTTAAAGGTGAAATTATCCGTTTCAGAACTCGTTGTAGCACTACTGAATATGTACATCGTATATTCCACCGCTGCACTTCCATTCGCACCCTGCACACTGATTTTTTTAGGGGTTGTAGCAGAATCCAAGTCCATGAAATTATATTGATACCTTTCCAAAGAAACCTCCTTTATCGTTCCGGAAGGAATGCAAATGACAAATGTCTTATAGTTGCTTATCGTGAATTTATAACTTCCGGTGCCTGTGTACAGTCCGTTTGCCGACAGCGCTCGTACCTGCGCTGACGTCGTAGGAATCGCACTGACCACCCCAGCAAACCACTTACGGTATACATTCACAGTAAGAGAGTTTTTTAATGCTGTTTCCGGGATTGACTCGTCATCACTCGCCGCATAAACAACAGTAGCCTGATAGGTCTCTGTTTGTGTATAATTACCGGTTAGCTTGCGGACGGCTGTTTGCACGCCATTCACCTCTGCAGAGAATTCAAGAGGATTTTTTTCGTCGTTCTCAAAAAATGCCTTTATCATTGCTCCATTTCCGTTCCTGGTTGCAGTGTAGGTCAATTGCCCCTTTGTTGTGCCATATTCCACTTTATTGCCGGTGGATGATTGCCCTTCAAGGGTTGCCGGTACAGGCTTAAACAACAACGCCTTTATCACCTGAGTAAGCGTCATGCCCTTAGTCAACTTCTGTCCAGTTTCTATATGCCCAGTTTTTGCCGCGTTCGATGTGATATCCATTTCCAAAGCTGCACTGCCTGTAACAACAGTTGTATTACCACCTCCCGAACCGCCGCCAGTTCGCAAAACGGATGAACCGGCCGGATAATTTCCAGACCGGGGCTTCGTGGGGATAGCTCTTGATATGACGGTTACTTTCTTCATACTTCAATCATTACGCATTTAAACCGATTCATCTGGTAGTCGATTGTGCCGCCTGCACAGATGAATTTCTTATCAACCAAAAAAGTGTCGGACAATCTTGTAATCGGAGATAAATCTGCACGCTCTTTTATTTCCTGGGTAAGCTTAACACGGGTGGCACTATAATGATTAATGCAGCGGGTGATCATCATTTCTTCCGGACGAATTGTGCCATCGAGAATGCAGTTGTATAGGTTATCTTTCAGATAATCATTGCCTAACATAACTTTGCTGTAGCATGCGCCATCATTGTTGTAAGAAGATATTTTAAATTCGAGTTCATCGAGTTCATTGATGTAGCTTTCATTGAGGACGTTTTCGTATGTACGGTCTGAGTCATTATCCGACTGCGATAAACTATCTTTTTTCTGATATTTAACACTAAAATTTTGAATCAACATTCCAGAACCGACACGGTTACCGCCTAATGCTGCTTTTTTATTTGTAGAAATTAAAGTGAACTCAAATTCACCCGATAAAGAGACATCTGTAGGAATAATAATTCCTTTTAGACCAGTATAGGGCATTGACAAGGTTTTTCCATTAGGAATAGAAACCCAATCTTTTCCACCTGCATTATTCCAGTTATCAAGTAAATACATGAAAGTCATTGAATCCTCAGACCATGAAAATCCCTTTGATACATGACCATTTGTATTGCCATAATATTTATTTCCTATTCGTATCTGACATGCTATATCTTCAAGCCCTGTCCCAGCAAGACTATTATCCCACGGTGTAAGCTTCGTATCTTCAATTATTTTAATCTCACCGTCTATAGCTATGGCACCATCAGAATATGTTGCGGAAGCTCCTTTAAATGTCATAACTTTATACAGACCTGGTTTAAAATTAACTGGATTATCAGAAGACGGATAACGCACTCTCAAAACATTATTAAAGTTATAATCAGATATTTTTGGAACCCATTCCCCGTTTTGTTTTTTTTCTTGCTCATAAACACAATATTTCATGAGAGAAGCTCCATCGAGAGAAGGTATTTCACTCTTATGACCTTCCAAATCTTCATTATTCAATATTACTTTATCTTTAAACATGATACAGTTCCAATTATCAGGTTTAAGAAAGACTGAATGGCAGGCCTTTGTGCGATCGGAAAGCTCATCATCAACAGTTATCAGCTCCTTCAAAGTATTATATTCCTCATCAGGTAACAGCACGCCTACAGGATAATTGCTGCATCTAACCGTTACCTTATTATAGCCTGGAAGAATATCCAACGCGTGATCTGCTCCGGCAAACCCAATCTCCTGCACCCGCAGTTCGGACACCTGGGCATCGGTCTTAGTGGCCATCATCGCGTTATACTTATGATATGTCCCGGTATGATCCACGTCGACAAAGTATAATTCCCCTTTCCAATCTACACATGTCCAGTTAAGGAATTTGCATACTTCTTCCAGAACTTCCTTGAGCTTCATCGGTTTGTCTTCCTCGTCGAAAAAGTTCTGCTCACTCAATATCATATTCTCCATTACGTTCTCCGCTGTTGAGTATGCGGCCTTGCTGGATGCATAGACGTGGGGAATATACACAGCTCTGTATCGTGCAGCTGCCGTAGAAACACATCGCTGCAATATCCGCCAGATAGAAACAAACTCCTTACTATCTCCCTCAGTCGTATAGTCTATGAATTCCAGAACAGACATGGCCGACATACATTCAATTTCCAGTATGAATGTCTCGGAAGTATAGTCTTGTGTATACAGCTCCGGTTTGATGAATCCGCACCAAACTATTTGATCGTCCTTTCTCAACGTCACCCGATATTCCCGATAAGCCGTCGAGAACATTGACTGCAAATAATCACTGCCCACTATCTGCAATTTTGCTGTTGAAAAGCGAGTTGGTACATATAGAAACTCTTCACTGTCTATATCAATTGTGAACGGAGTGGCACCAGCGGTTAACTCAGTGCTCTCGCCTGTATAGCCTTCCTTCTCAATCTCTACCACGCATGGCACATTGTCCAGCGTGGCAAAGGGTACTGTGTAAATTAATCCGTAACTCATAACTTCTTACCCGTTGATTTCATGTAGTTTTTCAATGAGAGGAAAATATCAGATCCGCGCACACGGTCGAAACTAATATTAACCGATTGATTTTGCGTAGAACCTAATTTCCCGGAATTGATTGCCTCGAATAAGTTTGATTGTTGCCTGCCGTTGAGTATCATTTCCCCGGCATTCACACGGGCCAGTATCTTGTCCCCAGAAGATGGACCACCGGTAATAATACCACCACTTGCGAACTTGGGTATTACGGCAAAAGCAGCAATAGCCGCGGCGATGGCTCCGCCGATGGCAACGATGTTCCACGGGAAAGGCAATTTTGCGGCACTAGCACCGGCTGCACTGGCCCCCTTAGCAGTATTCGCAGCAACTTCTGTTGTAGCTGCGGACTTCTCCACCTGAGTTTCTGCAATTGTGGCCGCTGCGCCTTTTGCAGCATTCACTACTTTTTCATTGGCTGTAACCTTATCGATGCCTGCCTCTACCTTTTTTGCCGCCGCCAGCTTATTCGTCAATTCCGTCAGTGTCTCAATAGTCTTAATGATACTCATAAGGCCGTCGATGGTATTCGTCATTGCATTCCAGACAGCCATTATCTGTTCCCATCCAGAGGCATCAACATCATTTAGCACATCTCGAAGATTCTCGAAGGCACTTACCATACGATCCGAACTACTTGCTATATCCTTGACACCCGAATATAAACCGTCATTTAGTTCTTTTGAAAATTCCTTTATGTCCTGCTTAACTTGTGCTATTTTAAGAGCTTCTCCCAAACTTGATACATTAGACATTGCATTATTCAATGTGTCTTGCATATAAGTAGCACCGTCATTAACAGCATTCTGCAAATTCTTCTTGTACTCCGTCCATATATTCAGCTCTTCAGACAGCCAATCGGTTTCAGTTTTTTTATAATCAAAAGTAGTATCTCGCTTGCCAAGCATAGGCGTAGCTTCTGGCCTGATATCTTCCGATTCGATTTCTTTTTGAATATTATTCAGTATCTCACTTGACGTGGAAGTGATAATACTCTGCATAGCCTTACGATACTCAACAGCCAAGTTTCGCGCATACTCACTATTCACAATACTCTTGTCGTCCGAAGACATCGCATCTATCAAGAACTTCTTGTTCAATTCTGCATAGCCCTTGTTATATTCGTCAACGGTCATTTTTTCAACCTCACGACGGGCATTCAGTTCTCTTAAAGATTGCGCATATTTTTCCTGCTGCTTCTGGAGTTCTTCTGATGGTTCTACAGGAGGTGGAGTTGGAGTTAAGGTATTAATAATTGTCGCAGCTGAAGCTTGGGCCTTAGCCATCAGATTTGTAGCATCAGCAATAATTTTTGTATTTTGTGTATATTCATTTACCGCCTTATCTAAGGCGCCAGTATCATAGCGCCCTTTAACGCCATTTTTTCTATATTCTTTGCCGACAGCTTGGTAATAATATTCTCTATTTTGTTTAGATGTGTTTTTGCCTACATACAATTGGGATAGACGTTCCATCTGCTTATCTGTCATTCCTACACCTCTTGCCAAGGCGCGGTTTTTACTCTCAGCGGCTGCAATTTCATTAGCTGCGTATTCAGACCTTGCGGTCTCCTTGAGTAGTTCTATTCTCTTTTGAACAAGTTTATTAAGCTCGTCTTGAGATACTTTCTCTATACCTAATATTCTTTGCAATTCAGCCTGGGCGGCGTTAATCTCATCTTGTTTCCGCTTCCGATCATTCATTATATCCAAAAGCTTCTGCAATTTTGATATTTCGCCCGTATTAACAGACAATTCTAAGCCTTTTTTATATTCCGAAAATATACCCTTAATTCGCTTTGCCTCAGTGTACATGTTCACTAATTTGCCTATTACATATCCTATGGCTGTTATAAGAGCTGTAACCCACATTGTGGAGAATAGCATCTTAATACTACGAAATATGTTTGCGAAGGCTAGAGTAACAGTTTTCCCCATTTTACCCCATACCGTTGTGCTTTCTAATGCCGCCGCACGTGTAGCGGCTGTTTCCGCAGTCAGTATAGCACGTTTTTCGGCTGCTGTAGCTTTAGCGAGTGCTATCTCAGCTTTCTTAACTTTCTGTTTATTCCCCAAGCGCTTGCCATTCTCTATGCTTTCGAATGCCGTCTGCTCCGCTTCAAGAGCCTTTTGTGCCTCTATTCTTTTTTGAGTCGCAAGTAATTTTTGTTCTTCTGCAATTTTTGCTTTATTTATTTCAGTACCTATGAGAATCCAATGTTTAGCAAAAAAAGCCACTATTGATTGCAACATCTTACCACTGATAAGCGTAATCACAAACGCCACAACTCCCGAAAAACCTGACTTAATGTCTCGAAGTAAATCTGTAATCCACTTAATTAAGTTCTTGAAAGGGGCGCTCGTGTTTTCCGACATCTTAATCAAAATAGCTTCCCACGCAGATGCTAGACCAGCCATTGCTCCTTTCACATTGTCTCCCATTGTAGCGGCCATCTGGTCGAGGTCGTCTTCAACGCCTGTTATGGCATCTCTCAGTGGTGATATCTTATCAGCTGACTGCAAAAAGGAATTGAACGCAGCTACGCTACGCTTATCTGTTAATTCGAGAGTAGTATTCAAGTCTACACCCTCAGCTTTCAATTTTTGCAAGCCCGAAACAAGTTCAGGCAATGTTTTTACCGGCCCGCCCAACGCAGTAGCAAGTTTGCCTCCACCATCAGCCAGATTCAGCAATATATTACGCGTTGCTGTAGCCGCTGACGATGCGTCGAAGCCTGAATCGGCCAACTTACCAAGCAGAGCCAAGGTGTCTTCTATGGTGAAATTGAATGCCTTCGCTACCGGCCCAACGGTAGGAAGTGCATCCCGAAGATAGGCGAAAGACAATGCGCTCTTAGTAGTCGCTATAGACATCGCAGAAACATACTTCTTAGATTCTGACGCCTCAGCGCCAAACATTCTTAGGGCCGCCCCCGCAAGCGCGGCAGCCTCCGCCAGCTCCGCGTCTGTGGCTTGCGCGAACTTTAGAACTGATTCTGTTGCTGATAAAATTTCATCCTTAGTAAAACCTAGCTTGGCGAGTTCGGTTTGCAAATTAGTAGCCTCAGCCGCTGTATATTTGGTAGTCTCACCTAATTTCTTAGCGCTGTCGGTTAACGCTTTAATTTGCCCCGGTGTTGTACCAAGTATCGCTGAAAGTTTGCTAACAGCCGCCTCAAAACCTGATGTCGTTTCTATGAATCCCCGGAGGCTTGCTCCGCCCACTCCCAACACGGCCGCGAAACCAAGTACGCTGCCTTTAAGTTTGCCAAACATGGACTGAACCTGATTTGCACCTTTCTTAAAATTCTCAGTAAGTAAATTGATTGCGATGCTAAATGATAATTTCTTTGCCATAATTTACGATTTTAAAAAGTCCTTGCCCTTTTTCATGAATTCCTCAAACCTCTGCGCTTCGATATCCGAAATTTCAGTTGCTTCTTTCTTTTCCTCCCATGGGAAGGTGATCAGATCTTTTGCACCGTTCTCCATTTTCTTAGCGTCGATGTGGGGCAGTATTGTGAGGTAGGTCCACATCCGGCTTTCCTCCATCTGCTCTTTCTTTTTTCGCTCGTATGCTTCCAGGAATAATGGCAGATCGCAAAGTTCCATCTCGTTCAGTGCATAGTGGGCATCCAGGCCCGCCATTATTAATATCGAGACAATGGCACCAACATAATCCGGGCTACCCTCAGAATTACTGATATCAGATGCTGCTACTTTCTTTTGAAATTGTGATAGGACCGCACTCTCACGGTCCAATACATAAGCCATTTCTTGCACCAGCTTCTTATTTACTAAAGTCTCCCGGAATAGTTCGAAAGTATACATTCCCCCATCCTTGCAGATGGTTGTAGTGTATAGAAGGGCTTCTATATCTTCTTGATCAGCATAATTTATCAGAGAGAAAGATTTCTTTCGCAACTGCTCCCAGCGAATGATTGCTTTAATTGTCAGAGGCATTTTTCGTTGTATTAAAAAAGGCGGCCATCATTTGACCGCCCCTTAGCATTCATTAATCGTTTATCTTACTTATCCTGCTGCTGTACCCTCTACTTGTGATAAGCCGCCAATACCTTTGAATGAGCTGCTGCACTTCGCTATTTGTCCAGCCTCGGATGTAAGGGACATAGACGTAATCATCACCTCGCCAGTGTAATTCATCTTTGTCTTATCCTGATTGAAGGTGCCGCCGAAATTATCTTTGTCTGCGGCCGTAGCTTCGCCGAAGAAGAATGACAATGTTTCACCAGCTATCTGTTTAGCCAGTAAAGTGTCATAGCTCATGGCTCCGTCTTTCCGCGTCATTAATGACTCAGAAGAAACCGTATAGCTCTTCTTACCAGGAAGAGAGCCCGCCCAGTCACCCATCATTTTATTAGAGATATCAATCTCCTCAGTTGTCACCTCCAGCGTAGCAGTAGATGCAAATGCAATCGGCTGTTCACCTACAAAAACGAAAAGCTCGCCTCTGTAGATATCCTTTCTTGAATCTAATTTTGTTGCTTCCATAATTAATTCTGTTTAATTGAAAATTGTAATACTTGAATGAACTTGTTATCAATGAAGTCTTCCGTAGAATCTTCAAGCTGTATAGCTATATCCGGTTCCTGGAATTCACCGGATAAAGTGTCATAAATCAAAGAGGCCAGCTCCTGATTGCGGTCATAGTCATCTGAAATCGCAGCGACATTCACGTAGGGAATCTGTTCCGCCACCCCAAACTGGGTGAACACCTGTTTATAGCCATCGCGCTGATAAGTAATGAAATCACCTTCCGTACCTTCAGGTGCGACAATTGGAAATATCTTATCGTCCACCAATGAAACAATCTCAGGGTTATTCAGCAGAATGGCCCGCAATTCTGTTGTAATCTTGAACATATCCATCACCTTCTCATGTTAATTCGTTGAACGGCTTTCTGTGTACCATCATAAACTGCCTGCATGGCCCTGCTTTCTTCCGTTTTCTCTGCGTCGCTCCAAAAACGGTTTCCGGGCATGACACCACGATTTAATCCAGCCTTGGTATAGCGTCTCTTCGTGCCCCTGTCCACAAGATGGGAATGATTGCCGCCGGGGCGGTCAAAGCCTGCTAAAGCACCGAGTTTATTACGTTTCAAACGATTGGCAAAAGAGTTCATCAGGTGATTGGTTTGCTTGCCATGATGCAACAACCTCGATCGAAGATTACTCCTACCTCGTACACGAAAGATATTTATCGCCGCCCGAAGTCCACTTTTAATAGCCTTGTCTTTCTCGAAGTCCTCAAGGCTGCGTACAAGGTACTGGATGTTCTCTTTGTCTATAACTGAGACTTTTATCATGTATTCAGCTTTTTGAGGGTTAAAGTCAACTCATTGTCCCGAGGTTCAATCATCTTTATCTCCCATGTGCATCCGGCCCACTTCACCCGGCAACCATAGTCTATCTGAGGATACTTACGGACAAGCATAACGGTCATCTGGCCAAGAAACTGCTCCTTCGCATTCTCATCACCTACTATGATAGATTGCTTCTTTCGATATGCCCGGCATCGGAATACTTCCTTGTATTCCTTGCTGACGGCCCCCGATGGCGTCTTCTCCTTCGTTAACGCCTCGAATATCAATGTCTCTTTCAGTGATCCAGCTCTCATAGACTATAGTTTCGGTAAAGTTCTGTCAAATATCTAGCCCCGCGGGGGATCTCCTGCAGTTTAGCGGTAGACACGTTTTCTCGGTTGCTATAATAAGTACCAATCGTAAGTAGAATAGCGTGCCGGAGAGGCGCGGGGATCTTAGTGCTGCCGTCAATAGTGGCGAGTTCTTCAACCGTTATGCACAGATCCTTTGCAATGTTTTCTTCTGCCGTCTCTATCAAAGTCTGAATGTAGTCATCGTCCTCCAAGAAGTCCGATTCTACATTCAGATGACGCTTAACCAACGGTAAGTCGACGTATGCCATATTACTTCATGGATGCGATAGAGAATGATTCCTTACGGATGAATCCCATATTCCAGTAGGAATTGGTAATCAATCTCACGGTACCCTTCAGGGCCTGCGTATACGGATCAACTAACAACTCAATACCGCCCCACTGTCCCAAGAAATAGTTGGCCCAGTTACCAAACGCGATACCGAATTCATCGGAGTCCTCGCCCAGCCCACTGGGCAGATTATTGGTACGCAAAGCACGATAACCATTCAGCTGGCCGTCGCCGTTGCCGGTAAAGATGAAACCGCCGGCACCGGAGGCGTCTTTGACTTTCGTCTTAGCCTTACCTACGAGTGCCGGATGCAGGATATAAGACAAATTGCCGAACAATGCATCCTGAGTGTCCGCCTTAGTCTCCATGGCAACAATCTGTTCCCACGTCATGGCGCCTTTAATGTTCGCGTCAAGGGTGTGAAACATACCATCGGGAGTGTTGGCAACGCCTTTATTCTTGCTGAATGCCGTCTGCTCTATCTTCTGTGCGATGGCTACGGCAATAGCCTGACGAATATAAGCCTCTACGGAAGTGTTCTCCTGTACGAGCAACTGTTTAGAGATATCCACATAAGCGGTAAGACGCAGCGGCTTGTACGTTTCCCCCTTGGAGAATTCACCTGCGCCGTCTTTGGCCTCAGCGTTTTCATCTTCCCAGAATACATTTGCCCCTGAGAACTCCGGCCAATAAATGTTGCCTTGTAATCCGGTCATGAAGCGTGCACCGGCACGTGCCAACACAAGTGAGGACTGTAACGGTAACAACATTTCCTGCTGTTCCTCGTCAATAACTACGCCAGTAGCAGCCTCAGTGGCCGCAGTAAATGCTGCACGGTTCTCAAGGTTCACAGGCACAACAATACTACGCTTATCCGCCATCTGCGCACCAGACATATTGTGATGCGTAGTAGCCGCATCAATAACGCCGGCATCCGCATCATTCTGACCGTTTCCGTCCACCATGTTGGCGATAGCACGGCGCAACGAGAACTTACCGCCCTGCGGCTGGTGCTGCCGACCTGGCTGGCGGTTAGCCTCTGAGCGTTCTTCAATCTCGAGATTGATTTCCGCCATGCGTGTCTGAGCTGCGCCCAGTTCCTCGTTTTCTTCTGCCGTAAACTGGCGCTTTTCGCCCTTAGCGACAGAGATGATTTCTTTTGAACGAGTAGAAAGTTGCTTCTTCTCGTCCTTCAATTCTGTGATACTTTTCTCTTTTGCCATAACATTAAATGTTTAATGATTTTTCAACATTTGAGTAATACTCGTTCAAATTATCGTCACTTTGACGAGCTAATTCAGCCTCAGCCTGTTCCTTACCACGCATGTAGACCGATGTCTTACTATATGCGGCATTGTATACCGGTGATATATCGTACAGATTGCCGATTTTTGAAACAGTTCGCTTCCAGGTGCCGTCGCTCTTCTTTTCCCATGTGTCCTTTTCCACATCAAAGCAGAAAGAACTCTCGTTTATTTCACCGCGGCGAATGTTCTCCAGTAGTTCATCCCCGAGAACTGTTTTGGGTGCTTCAAAACGGTATTTCAGCCCCTTACTGTCAACTGATAGGGTCAAAGAACCATTTCCTTGCTTGCTTCGAGCAAGTATTCCGCGGCTTTGGCTGTGATTCATCAGCGCAAAGACATCGCTTTTCTCGACTACCCCATCCAAAGCCCCACGCTCGATAACTTCCTCAAAGGAAAGACCGTCCGAAGACACACCGAAAAGCAGCGCATACCCCTCAACGGTACGTTTTTCTTCGTCAGCTATCACCTGGGAAGCTATGTTTCTGATTTCTCTTTTTTCGTCCATAATCTTAGCTTTTACACACTAACCAAAAAAGTGTCGGACACTTTAGAGTTTTTCTTCATCTTTTGCAGGATTTTCTTTTGCTGGGACACTTTTCACCGCATTATCCAGGGTCTGTACGTTCACTTGAACGAATGCCTTGTCACCGTTCTCAATCTTGGGGAGATTATTCTCCCGGCGCACCTCGTTGGGTGTAGCCGCTCCAATGACGGACAGATCCTTCCAATATGCAGCCTGTGCCCCCTTATCCGTTCGCAGGATGGCGGAGGTATCAAATTCGGAAATGACATGACCGCGTTCCGATGGCAGAAATACTTTCCGGTTGATTTCCTGCTCTATCTTGGTTATCACTGCCAAAGCTGTATCGGTCAAATATTGTAGCTGGGTGGCCTCAACCGTTGAATAGCTGGATTTGGACAGGTCGAATGCTTTAACCGGTGAAACAGAAAAGAACCGACAGATATCCACAACGTTGAACTGCCTGGATTCAAGTAGCTGTGCATCCTTGGGGTTGATGGTGATAGGCTGGTACTTCATGTTAGCCTCCAGTATCGCAATTCCGTTCGGATGATTGATGATACGTTCTTCCCAAGTTTCATACATTTGATCCTTTTGTTTTTTGTCCACTCGTGCACCCTCAACCGTCAAGACGCCGGACATCCCGCCGTTCTTGAAGAAGCCTGCGGCGTGTTCCTCTGAACTTGTAGCAATACCAAGCGTCTGCCGGGCATGAGTAAGAGTAGATACTCCGATAATCCCATCATACGAGAAATTCAGTACGTGGATCATATCTCGCGGTTCCACAAGTTCTTTAAAGCCTACAACCTGGTATCTCTTCCTCATTATCCCCATCTTGTCAGTAATCCATACGATAGATACGTGGCTTGTCGGAAGATAGATGAGCTGTAGCACATTCAGCTTGTAGTCACGTTCAATGTAGGCATATCCGTTTCCGGTCAACAGAACCGATGCCATAAGCGTCTTGAAAAACACAAATCGGGTCATATCCTCATTGGGCTCCAGGTCTAATAAGGAATATGCCGGATGTTCTTTGAATTCTCGCTTGAATCCTTCTTTGTCCAGAGCGTAAGTTTTCAGCGGGAGTACCGCCACGCTATCTGATATCAAGTCCACACAACGATATACGGTAGAAAGAAGCATAGGTTTGCTTCGGCTCAGTAAAGGAGCGTGCCCGCCGGAGTAGCTCCAAGCAGGAACACGCGATGTCTCCTGTTTCGATGCTTTTCTGATTTCAAAATTGTACCCGAATATATTCATATCATGCTTTTACACACTAACCAAAAAAGTGTCGGACACTTTAGTAGAATTCTCCGTAACGAGGTGATGCCAGGTAGCCGCCGAGTGCCTCGAGCATGGCGATAACGCCATCTATTTTCTTTTCCTCAAACTGTTTAGAGGGTTTTGTATTACCGTTCCGGTCTCGGGCCATAACCACATTACGAAAACAGTGACGGTTTATCACGTTATTATCAATCACGGCTTTCCCTGACAGCAGCAAGCGTTCCATTTCCTTAGTTGGGCGGTTGAAATTGCCGAGCGCCTGGCTGAACGGTTCCATCGGAAGCCCTTTTTCTTCGGCATTGATAGTGAATTGGGTAGCGTTCCAGCTATCGTAGGATATCTTCTGGATATAGACTTTATCACGGATGTCGAGGATGTCATTAAGGATGTAATCGTAATCCGTCACATTACCTGGGGTGATTGTTATCAACCCTTTCCGTCGCCATTCTCCGTAAAGCTCTTTGAATCGCTTTTCCTGAAGTGCAGCTTCCGGCAGGTAATATTTCACTTTGAAAAAGCTGTTTTCAGCCGTAGGAAACATGAATGCTGCACAAGTCAAGTCGCTGGTACTTGACAGGTCAATGCCCATATAGCAGTCCATATCCCGGAATTGCTCGAAATCGAGGTTCTGCGAAGCGTTGAGGATATAATGGTCTGGAATCCATACAGTTTCCGCATCGCACCACATATTGATGTTTTTGGTCTTAATGCCGACTTCTTCAGATGGTGAGTTGATAGCCTTCTGTACCTGCTCCCGCAGATACTTGGTTTTAACCGTAACACCTAAATTGGGGTTACTCTTGGCCCACATCTTTTCGTCTTTCCAATCGTCCCCCTCATCGAGGGCATATATTAGAGCAAAAAGGGTGTCATCCTCTTTCAATCCCTTCAGTACTTCAGTACACATCTCTCGGAACTGATAACATGGCCCGAGCTTGTCGAAACCCGCGGTAGTGATAATGACGGACATCGGGTCATCGCGCATACCTTGTCCGGACTGAAGCACATCTTTCAACCCGGAATTCTTGGCCGCATGGTATTCGTCCAGCAGGAACATCGACGGGTTCGGCCCATCCAACTTGCTGGAATCTGCGGCCAGCACTTTCAGGAATGAAAGCGTCTTATCGAAATTGATCTGATCGCGGAAAGATTCAAGATACCGGTGTTTAGGATCGAGACCAGACACAAAGTTCCGGCACATCTTAAAACTGACCTTCGCCTGGTCTTTACTGTTGGCAGCCAAGTAGACCTCAGCTGCCGATTCACCGTCAGCGATAAGATGGTAGAGACATAGAGCCGCAGCGAAGGCCGATTTCCCGTTCTTGCGCGCCATCTCGATATATACCGATGAAACCAATCTGCACCAGGTACCATCATCGTCTTTTTTGTAGAATCCGTAAATACTTGCCACGGCAAATTCTTGCCAGGGCAATAGCACAAAAGACTTACCCGCATGGCGACCGGTGTAGTGCCGTAGTAGTGCGATGAATTCTATGGCGTAGTCTGCGCGTTCCTCCCGGAACTCGATATCATCCCGTTCAAACAGAGTATAGAACCGCTCAACCGCCTGCTTTATAAACTCTCCCACTAGAACCTTACCATCGCTGACGTCAGCGGCATACTGATAGTACCCTTTCATCGCTTCTCGCGTGCCCCTTTCTTGAGAAACTTGTCCAACGGAGAATCATCTTCCTTGTCCGATTTCAGAGATTTTATACTCCCACGGCTCTTAATGGTCAGGCCGTACTCAGTCATGATCTTCATAACCTGGGCGTAATTCTTTGTTGCAATATTCTGTGCAGGGTTCGCCGCCCGCTCATACTTTATCATTATCACCGGTCCTTCCTCAAGCATAATTTCTGTGGCTTGCAAGTACATCTCATAACTTGTGGCCAGCATCCGGAGAGCGCCGAGGTCTATATTCTGAATTGCCTTGCGGGCGTTCAATTCCTTCACGACATCGCGCATAAATTTCTGCGTTTCATCGGAGCATCCTTTGGGCATTACAAATTTTACCATAACAGTTTTTTCATAGTAACCACGGGAATGTCGGACACAGGAAAGTGTTAATAAATTAACAAATTCAAAATTTGAAATTGTGCCGTGCGTGTGAAGAAGGGTGGGGTGAGGTTTCGGAGACTGTAATAGCTAAAAAATCACCCCCTACCCCCTGTGGGGGCATCACAATAGGGAAATCCCTATTTGTTCTTTAGCACATAATCTTTTGTATACAAACACTTGCACATATACAAAAGATTATGTAACTTTGCAGTGTCAGATAAGAAAAGTATTAACCATTAAAACAAAAGGAGATGAAAGAACTTAATGAGCTGGAAAAGATTGAGTTGGAAATCGAGAGGGAAAAACAAAACCTCCGAGAGTGGAAAAGAAAGGTACAGATATTGGAGATAGGGAAAGAAGATGATGAAGAACGTACCGATTCAATTCTTGAAAGAATTTCCGAACTACTCAAAAGAAAAGAGAATTTAAAAAAGTAATTAACAGCCCCTCTACGGAGGGGCATTAAAAAACATTATGATATGAGAACATTAACAGATGATTTATTAAAGATGGACACCCTACACGGTGAGGAGTTAGACGCCCATCTATTGGAGATGAAAGCATTGTATACGAAACCCGAAGAAAAGGAAGCTATTAGAAAGCATCTTGATACTGAACTAAATGCAATCGAGAATAGGGTCGATGCATTAGACAAAAGCATTACCATTAGGGAACAGATGAATGAAGTTATAGATTTAATCCCTGTATCGTACATTGCAAAGAATTACTTCGGCAAAAGTCGCGCATGGCTATATCAACGTATCAATGGGTATAAGGTTAGAGGGCGTGTATATTCTCTTAATGATAAGGAGATTGAGACATTTAATCGTGCGTTAAAAGATATCAGCAATAAAATTGGCTCCGTTTCAGTAAGTTAATACTGGATGTTATCTGACACTGCCTTTGTTTGAGCCATACAGAGGTCTGGGGGAATAGATAACTATTCCCCCTTTTTATTATTATGCACAATGCCATGGCACTGTTTACACAAGCTCATCAAGTTCTCGAAGTCGTAGGCAAGATATAACCGCTGCTGTGGGTTATCCGTACTCATGAATGAGATAATGTGGTGGATGTCCTCGGCGGGAACCGTCTTGCCTTCTTTCAAGCATAGTTCGCACAACGGGTTACATAAGAATTTCCACGCACGCAACCGGCGCCAGCGCTCGGAGTTATATATCTTCCGGCGGTCGGCATCGTATTGGTTATTATCTTTCGGTTTATTCTTCTTTGGCTTGTATATAGTCGGCATAGGGCGTTTGTTTTAATTGTTGGGCATCACGTATCGTCTGAAACTCTATCATCCTGTAGCGGCGAAGGAAATGGGCTATCAGAGCCTCATCAGTGACACATTGCAGGGCTTCGGCGTCCTGTATCACATACAGCACCGTGTCCTGGAATATATCCTCGTACCCACGGGAATCAAAATAGCCGGCCAACTGCCGGAAGCATAAGGCACGCAACTTATTATAATTGCGCCCTATGCTTTCGGCAACGACCGGATAGAACTTACTCTGTTTGTACCTGTTTCTCATCAAGGATTAAGTTACCTGATTCATCTGTAATCTCGTCTATTCCCTTCATTACCAGGCTGCGGATAATCACTGAGATTTTCGCACCTGTTTTGCTTGACAACTCGGCCAGCCGCATTAGTGTACCATCATCGAATCGGATTGATATTCTACGTCTACCCATTGTTAAGCCTCATCAGTTTATCACGTTTATATTTTTCTGCATACTGTGAGTTAGCCTTATTCCTGGTAACATAGATCACCGTTGTACCAGATACCCGGATGGGGTAGAGTTTCTTTTCTCTTTCCCGCTGCCGAGCAATGATTTCATCAAGGTTACTCACGTTGGTTGTAGTATCCGGCTTACGTTCTTCTGCCGGGCCCTTGCGCTTCTTTTCTCTATTGTTCTGCATTTTAATATTATGTATAAATTTCTTTTCCGTAAATTTTAGCGGCTGCATATAGCCAAAACTCTATTATCACGCTGTGATAATCAAATTCCATGTCCAATGTGCCACAAGGCTGGATTAAGTTTACAGAAACAGCTTTATTTAGTTTCAGGTTTCAATGTAACTCCAACCGGAATAGATGTAAATGGCAGGTCCCAATATATACCTGTTGCTGTTGCTGTTTGTGAAAATTGTGGGCACTTAGAACAATTCAGCCTTAAAGCCTTAGGGATTGAGTATTAGCCCGAATTCCTTGCCATTTAGAAGTTTGTCCAAATATTCACTTCTATTGGCATAACTTCTCTTTTTACAGGAAGACTTTATTTTCTCTAAGTAAAGTCTTCTTTGTTGTCTCTTTTTCTTCATACTACTTTTCTTCATTTCTAATTTGATTTACTCTAATTGATTAATTCATATTTCAAAAATCTTGCAAGCGTATTTCTATCAACCTTACATATTTTTGCTATTTTACGCTGTGATATGCCTTCGTCAATCAATCCTTTTATCAAGGCATTTTTCCCATACAATTTATATTTGTCAGGAGAACTCTTTCTGCCTTTAGGACGGCCAAGGACTACGCCTTCCAATCTCTTTCTGGCTAATGCTTCTTTAGTCCGCTGGCTAATCATGTCACGTTCTATTTCAGCAGCAATTCCGAAAGCAAAAGCAAGAACCTTGCTCTGTATGTTGTCTCCAAGTTCGTATCCGTCTTTTACTGTATAAACCTTAACCTCATGAAGCATACAGAACTCCAATATTCGCATAATCATGAATAATTTTCTACCAAGACGGGAAAGCTCGGATGTGATTATTACATCACCCTTTTGCAATTTCTTCATAAGCTGGAAAATCCACTCAAAGTAGCCCCCTTAATTCAGAGCAATTTGACCCCTGTTAA